TTAGCAACTCAATTCTGTGTTTTGTATTTTCGATATTCATATTCTATTCTCCATTACATAAAAAAGTTTTCAATAGAGTCTACTTTTTCCGCAGACCATCCGATAGCGCTGAGAAGGTTATCGATGGGACTAAGAAAGACTTTATTAAATTGCGTTTCGTAGTCGATGTATTTTTCAAGTCCAAATTCGCTTGGAAGAATATTTGGGAATGAAATCATATTTTCTTTGATGGGATTAGGAGATTTAAGATAGACAAATTTGATTTTGTCTCCAGACTTAATGCTCTCGTATTTTTTATCAAGGCCTTTTTCTTTAAGAAAGTTATTATAGAGTATGCATCCACGAACATGCATAGGGCAACCTTTTTTATAAGAACCGGTTTTCTTGTCAATGTATTTTTCAATATCATCGGTACCAGAGATTTTAGCAACTTGCTCAGCTGGTAGTTCAAAAAATTCATTTCTAAAATCACCAATGAACTTTTGTGTATTTATTTCATCGGACGTCATGATAACTTTGAATGATTGCTTAAGTTTTTCACGGCAAATTTCAGGAGTTGAAGAACGAACAGACTCGAGTCCAGTCACACTAATCTTTGGTTCTTCGTAGTGAACACCTTCGCTATTTAGTGCATTCATTACATAACGCTTCTTTGCAACAAACACGGATTTATCTGTAATCTTTTCTCGTTTCATTGCCATAGCATTACGATATGCGCCCATCTTTTCAGCAAGTTCTACATAACCTTCTTCAATAATTTTTTCAATCTTTTCTTTACATACCTTATCTAGGAATTCTTCACCGGTTTTCTTGTCTATATCTACTGTTCCAAATACCTTTTCAATAACTGGCGCCATATCGACATAGATAGAGTCAGTATCAATATAGACGATGTAATCCAGGTTTTCAGTTTTCATAAACTTGTTGAGATAATCATTTACAGATTTTTCAGCATATCGAATAGAAAGTTGCCCAGATGTCGTAATAGCTTCAGCCATTGCTGCAATATAGTATAGAAAGTAAATATTCGCAGTTGCGCCGTAAAGACTGTTCATAGCAATTTTAATAGCCATCTGTGAATTGTGTAGTTGAGTAATTTCTTTCTTAAGAGCTTTTTTCTTATTTGGATCGGTCTCTGTTTCATCGGCTTGTTCTACGGCGAGCATGTTCTTTTTAATTACGGAACGATTGCCATAGTATTCTTCAATGATCTCAGGAATGACACCAAGTCGAGAATTTGAAAAGCAAACACCATTTGCACAGACAGAATAAGATGGATCATCATTATGGAATTCATCTTTCAAAACCATCTCTTGAGTCACATACTTACGAGTATCTTCCATATAAGTCTCTGGAGACATGTTATATTGAAGCATAAGGTGAGGATATAGAGAGTTCAAATCGAAAGAAACAATCCAAGGATGCATACCAACTCTTGGATCTTTTACATACCCACCAACAAGTTCACCAGCGCGTTCGCCAGGTGAACCTTTCAGAAACGGAACCACATTTTGGCTCATTAGCTTGCGATAAAGAGTGGTTTCCCAGATGCCAACAGTTCCAAATGCTTCTGTATAATTTACACCACCACCATAAGCAACAGTAAGAACAAGTGAAAGAAGTGCAGACTCTTCTTCCATTCTTTCTACGAGAAGTGTATCCTTCAAGTTATAGTCGAGATACAATTGTGGGTTTTGTTCGTAGAGAGTAGTAAGGTTGCCATATTCTGAGTAATCCAATTTCTTTTCACCAAGCACAGCATAAGCAATATGATCCAACTTATAACTTTCTTGCGGGCCATATTTGTAACCAAACTTCTTAAAGGCATCCATATAGTCAACAACGGAAATGCCAGAAATATCATAAGTAGATTGATCTTTGTTGAAAATCTTTCTCGTACGTTTACGAATGCCTTTCCAAGGTGATAGTTCTTTTGCTTTATCTTCTCCAAAAAGTCGCATAATACGTGTTACGATATATTGAATGTCAAAATATTCAACGTTCCATCCAGTAACTACGTCAGGATAATCATTAGTCCAAATTTGAATAAATCGACGAAGCAAAGATTTTTCATCATCAAATTTCATAAACTGAATATTGTCTGGATTAATACCAGTTAATGTTTTAGTCTTGTCATAATCTTTTCTACCTAGAAGATGATATGTATCGCTTTTTGAAGACTTATAAGAAATGGATGTAATTTCTTTATCTGCTTCTTCAATGTTAGCATATCCGTCACTAATATCAACTTCGATATCGAACATTGCAATATTGATTAGGTTCATATCGAATTTGATTTTCCCCGAATAATTCTCTTGAATGAACTGAGCAACATAGTTTGTGTTGCCTGCAATTTCAAAACCGCTGACGTCACGATAACGTTCGATAAAATCTTTTGTGTCACCCATAGATTCAAATTTCTTTGGGGCAACTGGTTTTTGACCAATTAGTGTTTTAAATTGTGTTTCAGTTTTCGTTGGAAGAAAAAGCGTAGGCTGAAACTTTACTCGTTTCATAAATTGCCTACCGTTCTCATATCCACGCCAAAGAATACTATTGCCATATCGTTCGACGTTTGTGTAAAATGGTGCCATTCAAATACCTTTCATTTTAGTGCTCATATAAGCACATCATATTTTATAATATACTAAAACTGGAAAATGTCAACAACTAAGCAGCAAGCTGGCTGAAGTTCTTAACCTTTTCAAATCGTATGTGCGACTCAAATTTGTCCCCAAATGATTCACCACGGTGGCTGATGACGAAAATATTATCGTTAGAGTTCAAATTGTGTAGTGTGTCTATAAGATTTTCAACACCAATACTATCCATAGCACCATCTAAAGTTTCATCCAGTATCAAAAGATTAGTAGATACTGAGTTACGAAGTTTAGCAACAGCTCTCCATGAAAGCATAATCGAAAGTGTAATACGCAACTTTTCACCTTCTGAGAAAGAAGAATACGAGAATGTATCACGGAAACGAGACTTGATAATTTCGTTGAAGTTTTCATCTAGTTGAAAGTCCACGAAAAGATCAAAAGCAGCAAGATACTTATTAATCAATTTGTTCATAACTGGAATGTATTGTCTTATGATACGAGTTTTGATACCACCATCTTTCAGCATAGCGCCAGCAACACCAAAAATTTCACGNTGATCAAATAGTTCTGTTTGGCTTTTCTCTAACTGTTTTAGGTTCTTAANATGNTCTTGAACTTTAGAAGTATCAATTTCTTCAACTTCCTTTTCGGCACTATCAAGATCTTTCTTATAAGAATTCATAGCATTCATAGAAATTTTTACTTGAGCTCGATGTTCACCAATCTGAAGATTATGATTTTGCATTACATCTTCAACTAAAGATATTTCATTAATTCGAGCTTCAATTTCTTTTATTTTAGCATCAATCTGAAGTATGCCATCTTCTATTTCTATCTTTTTTGCCGATTTTTCATTTACAGTTTTGGTTTTAAAGTCGTGATCAATACCTTGTTTGCATGTTGGGCAATTGTCATGATCGTGATAAAAGATAAGTTCTTTTTCAAAGTTTCTTCGAGTGCTTTCTAAATCTAAACGTATTGATTTAGCCTTTTCCAGTTTCTTTTTCTGAGAAGCTTTATCTTGTATTGTCGCAATGAGAGCTGAAATTTGTTCTTCAATCTTTTCAATTTCAGTCTTTTCACTTACTACCTTGTCTATATGCTCTTGCATTTTTTCGCGTATTTTATCTACTTCTATCTGCTTAATTTTAAGTATTGATTCACTATGTTCCTTTGCAGATTCTATTTTAGATTTAACAAGCTGTATCTCATAGTTATTTTCAGAAATTTGTGTTTTGTTGTCTGATATTTTCTCTTTCAGCAAAATGTTCATGGTGCTAAAAACTTGAATATCTAAAAGATCTTCGATAATCTCGCGTCTTGCGCCCGCTGAAAGTTCCATGAAGGGAACATAAGTTGCACTTCCAAGTATAACAATCTGATTGAATGACTTATAATTGAGTTTGAGAATATTCTTTTCTAAGTATTCTTGGTAATCACGAGATGCTGCATCCTGGTTTATCATTTCGCCATTTTTCCAAATTTCGAATATACCTGGGCGCATACCTCTTTTTACTATAAAATCATTCACTCCAACAGAAAATTCTATTTCTACTAACAATTCTTTTTGATTGATAGTGTTCATCAGCTGTGGTTTGTTTATTTTCCTAAATGGCTTTCCGTATAGCGCAAAGACAATGGCATCCAACATAGTAGATTTACCACTGCCATTTGAACCACTCACCAATGTAGTCTTACTTTTGTCTAAAATTATTTCATTAAACACATTACCGGTCGACAAAATGTTTTTGTAACGTATCTTTTTAAATTGAACTATCATTGTATTGAAGAAGCCTCCAAGTAGAGATCATCTATAATAACTTTAACTTTCTTTTTGTCAATAGCAGTTTCTATAGAGTCAATGTAATTATGTAATATTTCTTTTGTATCTTTAGTTTCGTCGAGTATTTCTTCTACTCCTGAAGATTCGAGATTAAGAGAATCTTCTATAGACTTTACATCTGTTGCTCCGGAATCAGATAGCTTATTTAGAAATAGATCATATAGATAATGATTAGATCTATTCTTTATAATAACTTTAATGTAAGTATCTTTTAGTACATCAGATTCAATAGCCGCAATATCTTCAATTGTCATATCAGAGTCATCATATTCAATTTTATGAAATACACGATAAGGATTTGCAATAAACTCAATGTCACGAGTTTCGCTGTCAAATATATGAAATCCACGTTTTCCAGCATAGTCTGACCAAGTCATTTCATACGGAGCACCTAAGTATCTGATGTTATCATACTCAGATGGATGGTGGAAGTGACCAGAATAAACTGACTCAAAACCTTTAAAAGCTTCTTTTTCCATACCGTGATCGCATATAGAACCCTTCAGCATTTCAAAGCCTTTAATTTCAAAATGCCCCATAAGAACATGAGCCTTTGAAGATGACATCATATCTACACAAATTTGTGCGTTATTTTTAGTTATCCACGGTACCATCATAACACGAGATGAACCAAATGTCAACTCAATAGGCTCGTGTTCGTAAACATGAAAATTTCTATACTCTGGTAGTAATAAATTCATAGAATTTACTTCATTCGTGTTGGTAAAATAAACGCTGTGATTTCCAACTACGGCATGATACTCTATATTTCTTTTATCAAGTTGGTCAAAGAAAAAATCTTTTGCTCGTTTTAGTGTTACATAGTTGATATATTTTCTTCTATCAAAAGTGTCGCCTAAATCTAAAACTATTTTAATCCCATGTTCATCTAAATATGGAAAAAATGTATTCGTAAAAAACTTTTCTTGGTGATCTAGAAATACCTGAGAATCACCACGCACTCCAAGATGCATATCTGTGATTATAGCTATTTTCATTCATCACGCTCTGCATTATCTGTTTCTTCTACTTTAACTTCTTTTTTCTTATTCTTATTGAGTTTTTCTTCGTAATCTTCGATATAACTATCAATATAGTCGGCACTCGTGTTCAAGTGCATATGAAGATCTTCACCACCATCAAATGTGCCACTCATTGCAATAGTTTGATGTGATGATTTGTATTTTACATATAGTTGCTTCTTTTCTTTTGCAATACGTCTTAGAAAAGCAAACCAAATAACTTGTGTAAAATATGCAAATGGATTTGATGATTTTTCAGGATCAAAATTACCGATATAAAGAAGGCAATTTTCAATGCCGTCCATAATCATATCTTCTTTATAGGTGTACCCAGAAAAATTGGGTTTAGTCGCCAATCTATTCGCTATTTGAAATATACAGTCTCCGACATAATTTGGAACTCTTGGTAGATCTTCACCAGAATCTTCTGCCTCTTTACACTGTCTTTTATATTCAATTAACGCTTCTAGAAAGTCTGGATTATTAACATAATTCCTTTTTGCTCGCCTAGCCATGCGCCGCGCCTTTCATTTTATTATAATTATTTTAATAATATACCATTTTTTGATAAATGTCAATAAAAATAGTTAGAGTAAATCAAACAAAGTAGTTGACAAATTCTCTACATATGTTATAATTGAATTATCATTCATAAAAAGGAATATAGTTATTCCAAATTAATGGTATAGATTTTAAATTCGAATTGTTCAGATGAGTAAATATCTATTCTGCTTCTAAAGTGTTGAAGAGTATAGTTAGTATACGATCCGCTTGAAAGATCATCGGCAATATCATAAAGTGTTGCTTCATCTGATCCATTTCCCTTTCGAAGAGTTCGTCCGATTGATTGGAGCACTTTGATTTCTCCTTTGTAAGAATCTGCGAATATAGCATTGTCAATCCTCTTAATAGACACACCTGTTGAAAAAGTTCCACTTGAAGCCAGGATATCGTGTTTTTTCTCTGGATCATTTTCTACAACTTTGCGAACCTCTTCACGATCTAAACCAGAAACGCCACCATGAACAAAGTGCAAGACGCGATCGTCTCTGCGAAGCAGGGGTTCTAACAGCTTACCATGAGTCTCAACTTGATTGAAAAGTATTAAATTGTTTTGACCTTTTAAAGACCACACAAGATTTCTTATGAATAAATTGCGCTTTGTATGGTTGTGAAGAAATGTTTTTTCTGCAGCATATCTTTGTTGCTTCTTCAAAGGCTTGAGCGCAGTTTTAAAAACCTGTCGAGTCTCTGGAGAATGCGAAAGAACTAATGCTTTAATTTTGAAGTCAGCGACTGTGCCTTCATCCATAAGTTCTTTAGTAGTGACAAAACGCTTGATTGGACCAAATACTCCTTCGAGGACAAGTCTGTGTACTTTAGATTCTGAAGATATAGTACCAGTAAAGCCATGCCTGTAAGGTGCATCTGTGAGTTTTTCCATTATCGTTGTAAGTGATTTTGCTTGGAAGTTGTGTGCTTCATCACCAAGAACGACGTGAAATTGGTCGAACCATTCTTTTGGTTGCTTGACAAGAGACTGCCATGTCGAAATGACAATAGGTGAATCAGTATTTTTACTAACGCCGCCTTGTATTCT